TTATGCGTGGTTCTTTTCCTGAATTCGGTCAAACACACCTTCCAGTGCGTCCGCTGCCGCTGCATCCGCGCTCTGAATCATACTTGCGTAAATGTTTAGTGTGGTGCTGGTCTGTGCGTGCCCCAAGCGGCCGGACACGGCGGTGATCGGAACATGAGCGGCAATCAACAGGCTGGCGTTTGAGTGCCGCAGGCTGTGGAAGTGCACCGCCGGGAGGTCATGAGCCGCCAGAAAGTGCGGGAACCATGATGTAATGCGGTTTGGATCAAGAGGTGTGCCGTTCCATTTTGTAAACAGCAGGTCATTCGGAACGACCTTTCCGCCCTCGATCTGCACGGTGCGTGCCCATGCGGAACCGACCTTGAGCCGTTCGGCCTTTTGGGTCAAGCGGTATTCACGCAGCAGGGCGATACACGCAGCGCCTACACGGATGCACCGCTTAGAGCGCTTTGTTTTGGGAGCGGTGAACACAAGCCCCTGCCCGGTGATGTACTGGACTGTGCGTCCGATGGAGATTACGCCGGTGGCGAGGTTGATGTCTGACCAGCGCAGAGCGCAGATCTCGCCCCGCCGTGCACCCGTGAACAAAGCAAGCTGTGTGATAACGGAAAACTGTGTGGGCGCGTCTTGCAAGGCTTCCAGCAGCTTTGCAACGTCCTCTTCTTCCAGTACATCTACATCCACTTCCGTTGCTTTGGGAGCCTCCACGTGCTGGCAGGGGCTTTCTGGCAACAGCTGCCATTTCACAGCACGGGCAAACACGGAGGACAGCATCCGGTGATAGTGCTGCTGTGTGGATCCGCTGAGCTTTCCACCTGCCCGGACGTGTTCAGTAAATGCTTTGGAGAAGATCATCCCGGCGGCAGCGGCTACCTTCTCGGCAGTCTGGCGGCTGACAGGTTTGCCGTTGCACAAGCCTCTCGCTGTTTCTTCGCCTATCCCGGCGGCTTTTCTGACGGCGGCGCGCTGGCCCCGCGGCAGCTTTTTCAGCAGTGCGGGTGTAGCCACAAAGGTGGAATCTTGCCGCACGCCGGTTTCATCGAGATTTTTATAAAAAGCCATCAGATGCGCAGGCCGGATTTCGTCAAGACGCATGTGCCCCAGTGCTGCAGACACACGCGGGCGCATTCTGCGATAGTCGGAAACGGTTTTCGGTTTCAGCTGCTTTACAGCGTATTCAGAAAACCAGCGATCAAGAAAATCGTCAAATTTCACGCTGGAATCGGCCAGCAGGCCACGTTTTACGTTTTCTTCAAATTCATCTGCTTTGCGCTGTACGTCTTTTTCGAGCTTGCGGCCGCTCAGTTCAGCCGGGGGTGTATAGGTCATACAGCGGGTGACGTGTTTCCCGTCAACGGCATACCCGACGGAAACGCGGATCAGATAAGAGACGGAGCCGTCTCTTTTAGTCCGTTTCGTGATTTGAGCCATAAAAACCTCCTTTTGGTGCGTTCATATAAAATTTACAAATGATGAATTTAAGGCTTTACTTGTAAATAAAGTGGACAAAAATCCATAAAATCAACTAGGAAATATTCTATTTAAAAATTCCAAGATGTATATAAAATGCGTGATGAAATGCCCTGAAAGCGCCTGAAATCTTTTGAAAAACTAACAAAAATAAACTAGCAAATTGTCTTTTGAATAAATGTGAAAAATGCTTATATTACGAGAGTTTTCTTCTGAAATTGGATGGTGCGCTAGGCGTATTGACCAATGTGTGAAAATCCTGTATTATTGCAGCAGCGGCAGCTGAAAACGCAGCTGTTGCAATCTTAGTATACAGCCTTCGTCTGTGATTGACAAGGGCGGAAAGGGAAATTTCATGAACCAATTTTCCAGAATTGACAGACCAAATCGAGACGTTCGAGAGGCCGTGCAGAATGCAGGCTTCTTCCAGTGGCAACTGGCAGCAGAGCTTGGCCTGTCGGACGGGGCGCTGACTCGCAGACTCCGAACAGAACTCACAGCGAACGAGAAAGAAGCGTGTTTCAAGGCCGTCGAGCGGATGAAGGAGCAAAGAGAGCGGCGGGCTGAAAACCGGGAGGCATGAGCAATGGAGAATGTGATCCAGTACCCGCGTATGGCAGGCGTGAAAGAAGCTGCAAGGCTTTATGATGTGTCACCGTACTATATCAGGAACTTGGCACGCGCTGGAAAAATCCGCTTTGTGGTGGCCGGGCATCGCTGGCTTATCAATTTGGATTCGCTGGCAAAGTATTTTGCAACGGGTGATCCTCCCCCGGCGGCGCAGAGCCAGACCGTGCAGGGCATCAGGCCAGTGGGGTGAGAGCGTGGGCGAGGAATATAGAACCGACGGATTTACCTTTTTTTCGTCCTATTACGATGGCGCAAAATTTCTTACACCTGACGAGCGGACAAAATTTTTTCTTGCTATCCTTGATTACGCTTTTGAGGGCACAGAGCCGAAATTTGACAGCACGCAGCTGAGCATGGCATGGGCACTGACGGTTCCAACCATTGACTCAGGAATTACGAGCCGAAAATACGGCAAGATGGGTGGACGAAAGCGAAAAGCCAAAGACGAAGGCCCGAATGAAAAGCCCGCTTTGAATGCCGCTCTTGAAACGGGGGATAGTAACCACCCTTTTGAACCCCCTTTTCAAAGGGTGGAAAGTAACACCCCTGACAATCCAAAAGAAGAGAATAAGAAGAGAAAAGAAGCAGAAGTAAGGGACGTTGCCCCAACTGCCGCTGATTCTCGCACCGATGTGGAACTCGCAAAAATCGTCCAGCATTATCAGCAGACCGTTGGTGACTTCCCACGTTCAGCGCTGGACAAGCTGCAAAAATGGCGGCAGGTGTTCCCGGCGGATGTGCTCTGTGCTGCCTTCGACGAGGCTGCAGAGAACGGGCACCGGTCGTGGCGGTACATAGACGGCATTTTGACCAGTTGGCAGGCAGATGGTATTCGCACTTTGGGGGATGTAGAAGCCCGCCGGGAAGCCCGAAAAAAGCCCGCACAGTCACCCGAAAAAGAATGGGAGGTGTTGGAATGAACACTGCGAGGGTGTTTTTGGGCGCTCTGATGATCAGACCGGAATTTGCCCCGGAATCGTTGTCAGCTCTAAACATTGATGACTTCCCGGCGGATCTGCAGTCTGTCTTTGCGGCGCTATCCGGTTTTTGCGAATTAAGGGGCACATTGGACACGGTGCAAGTCTGTGCAAAGTATCCAGATCTGAAAGACATCGTTCTGGCGTGCGCGTCTGAATGTGAGGCCGAATGTGTTCGCATCACGCGAGAAAACGTAGAAAACTGGGTGCAGCTCATCAAAGAGCAGGCGGCACTTGCCCGGGTTCAAGGTATCGCGGTACAAATCGCAAGCAGCTTGACTGTCTTTTCTGATCTGCCAGACCTCTACTCAAAAATGGGCGAGGCACTGACTCTTGATCGCGGCGAGTCAGATTTTCAGCCTATCGGTCAGTTGGTGGACGATTATGTGTGTCATCTAGACGAGCAGCCCCGCTACATACGCACCGGCCTTTCTGTTCTTGACAGAAATCTCAGCCTGTCACTCGGAAACTTTTTCGTGGTTGGTGGTAGACCGAGCGCAGGCAAAACGGCTTTTGCACTCCAAATTGCCTGCAACATGGCGAAAAGCGGGTACCGAACTTGCTTTTTTTCATTGGAGACGGACGCGGCAACCTTAACCACACGTGTGATTGCCAACCGTCTGGGTGCGTCTCTGGCCGATGTGAAGCGCAAGGCCGTGCCGGTGGACGAGCTGGATTTTCTGGCAGAGCTGCACAAGTGGCCATTGTTTATCAAATCGGCGGCGGGCAAAGGCACCGCGTGGATTAAAGCGCAGGCCCAACGAATGAGGGCGGACGTTGTTTTTGTGGACTATTTGCAGCTGTTGGCGGATGGCCGGGCGAAGGATCGTTACCAAGCGGTGACGAGTATCAGCATGGGTCTGCACGAACTGGCACAGACCACCGGCATCCTTGTGGTTGCGCTGGCGCAGCTGAACCGCAACGCGGCGCACGCTGCACCGTCCACCGCAGATTTGAAAGAAAGCGGCCAGCTGGAACAGGACGCCGACGCGGTGCTGCTGTTATCGAACGATGATTCGCAATATTTGGCGATTTTGGCAAAAAACAAGGAGGGCCGTACCGGCAAAATTCCAATCACTTTTGACAAAGAGCGCCAGCGATTTTTGGAAATCACAAGGGGTGTATCATGAAAAATATCAACCGTGCCCGCCGGGAACCGTACCACTTCACCGCGGAGGGCGAAACATACATGGCCAGTATTCTATCCATTCTGCAGCACGGGCAAAGCATTCCGGTGCGAGTGCTTCAAATGGTTTACCACATGCTGCTGCCATACGGCCCAAGTGGGCGATGACCCGTAAAACGAAAAAGCCGCCCTGCGTGTTACCAGCACACAGAGCAGCTCAGAGCGGGAAAGAATTGCAACGCCCTTCCCGCTCTCCATTTTACCACAACAAAAGCCAGAATGGAGGGGCAAACCGTGAAAATTTTTGATATTTTACCGCAGGGCGAGGAAAATGCGATACCCGGCAGCGAGATTGACCACTTGCTTGGCATTACACCGCGAGAGCGCCGCGCGCAGGCTTCCCGTGAGTTGGCACGAGGATTGATGACGTTGTACACCTCAGAGCCGCCCGGCGGCTATTTCCGTCCATCTGACGGCGAGAAGGGCCGCGCAGAGATCAAGCGCTTCAGAGAGCGTGAAGCAGCCAGAGCGCGGGCGATCACTGAAAAAGTGCGCGCTGCTGACGCTATTTTGAAGCAGTGTGACGGTCAGACGCAGCTTGAACCGCTGGGCAAAATCTGAATTTTTAGAACCGGATGCAAAGGCGTCCCCAATGTATGAGGTACTTACCGTGAAACTGAACTTACTGAAACATATGAAGTCCAAACCCCGCACCCCGGCCTACGTGGAGGAAGTCTATCACAGAATCGAGGTCGAAATGTGCACTGCCCGCAATGCTGTTGTCGCTCTGGATCTGCGTATTGGGCACATCGTTGCAAAACTGCCGCCGGAAGATCAGACAGAGATAGAAGCGGCGCTGGTGGCGTACAATCAGACGGTCTGCACCGCAATCAGCAAGGCAGGCGGATTGCTGGCGGCACTGGATCCACGTGACGTGGAAACATTGCCAAAGGTCTGGGCACCATTGGACGATCCACGAAACCCCAAGAGCAGCATTGCTGCCCGAAATAATCCGTAACTGCGCCCCCTCTCGACACGCCGCCGGGAGGGGGCATTTTTCACATGAAATATCGTTGATTTTTGCCCGGCGGAATAGTGCTTTTTCGTTGGAGAAATGGCAGAAGTATGGTATAATAGAGCTGTAAAGTTGTCTGATTTTGATAAATTTACAATATAAAATTTTAGAAAGGAGATCTTGCTTTTGAATCTTTTTGCTCTTTCGGTTGAGCTTGGAATGGATACCTCGGAATTTGAGCGTGGCATTTCACAAGCCAAAACCAAGACGGCAGCCTCAGTTACTGAAATGAAATCGCAATACAAATCGTTGGCAGCTTCACTGGGCGGCTATCAGAGCGCTTTTAACAAGGCTGCTGCACAATACGGAACATCGTCCCAAAGCGCGCAGAAATACAGCGCAAAGATAGCCGAACAGAGACAGAAGCTGGACGAATGTCGGAAATCGCTGGAAGCTGTAGGCGTTTCAGTGGAAGATGTTGGCCGGAAAATGGAACGTGCCTCCGATAAAACAGAGAGCCTTTCCGTGCCTTTTTCCGGGTTAAGTAAGACGCTGACAGGTGCTTTTACAAAATCACAACTGATTGCAACGGCAATCACCAGCCTTGCAGGAAAATTTGCATCTTTTGGAGAAGGCGCGGTGAAGCAAGGCACGGATTTCAACCAGGCAATGGAAAAATACCGCGTTGCGTATACCAACATGCTTGGATCCGCAGAACAGGCGCAGGCCGTTTTGAACCAGATCAAGCAGGATGCAGCACACACACCTCTGAACGTTGATTCGCTGGTTCAGGCAAACCAGCTGCTTATCAGCGCAGGCGTAGACGCGGGCAAGGCCCGCAGCACGATTCTAGCACTGGGCGACGCAGTATCGGCTACAAGTGGAGGCAATGATGCTTTGTCCCGTATGGCTGCGAACCTGCAGCAGATCAAAAACGTGGGCAAAGCCAGCGCTGCGGACATCAAGCAATTCGCAATGGCTGGCATTGATATTTATGGCATTCTGGCCGACTACACGGGAAAAAGCACCGCCGAAGTGCAGAACATGACCATCAGTTATGATCTGCTGACGGCGGCCCTGCAAAAGGCATCCGAAGAGGGCGGGCGTTATTATAACGCAATGGAAACCCAGAGCCAGACAATGAGCGGCCGCATTGAAACCCTGAAAGACAATTGGTCGCAACTGCTTGGAACGCTTACAGAAGGCCTGACGGAGACGGAAGGAAAACTCGTAACAGCTGCTTCTGGGTGGGTGCAACGGCTACAGGAGGCCTTTGAGACATCCGGTGCAAACGGTCTGATGCAGGCGGGTGGTCATATTGTGGACGACATTGCAACCGGAATTTCCGACGGTATTCCCTCTCTTGCCACACAGGCAGCAGGTGCTGTGCAGAATTTTGCCCTGTATCTGCAGGACAACACAGGCCAGATCGTGGATACGGGCGGACAACTGCTGACCAGTTTGGCAAACGGGATCCTGAGCACGGCCCCCATAGTTGCGAATGCTGCTGTACAGACAGTTTCTTCGCTTGCTGTGGAGCTTTGGAACAATGCGGATAAAATTTTTACAGCTGGTGCGGATTTGCTGGGGAAACTGGTTGAGGGCTTTTTAAGTTTGACCGGCAATGTAATTGAAGCTATCGGGAACATCACTGCGGCGATTGTCACAAAGATTTTTACGACGGATTGGGTGCAGATCGGCAAAGATATTGTTTCGTCTATCGGTCAAGGCATCCTTAATGGAGTTTCAGCAATGTCCGGCCCGCTTGATCGGCTGTCGTACAAGCTGAACCATGCTCTGGGTAAAAACGGCTATGAAGAAAACACATTTGAGGCATGGGCCGCTGCCAACGGTAAAACGTCCGAAACCAGATACCAGCAGGGCAGCCCGAAAGATGCTGCTTATTGGAAGCGATACGGAGACAGGCTTGCCCGGCAATACGGCCTGAATGAAACAGGGCTTGATACCGGAAGCAACGGAACGGACACAATGTCCGGAGAAAATACCACTAAAGCTGCAAAGACCGGCTCCACCGCCGAAACGGTCATTTCGTCCATCTCCAGCACGGCTACGACCACCGCACAGAATGCGCTGGGCACTGTGACCACCAGTATCCAGACTCTCACTGAAAAGGTCAAGGACAGCGCGGGCAAAATCAAAGACCGCATCACCGAGACCACCACCACGACCGGCAAGGAGATGGTGAACGGCGTCGCCACAACCTTTAAGCAGGTCGAGACCAAAGTCAACGGCACGGTCACAAAGGTCACAAAGACCTATGACGACATGTCAAAAACGCTGCTGGGCACCTTGACCAACGTCTCAGAAACCACCTTTAACGGCATCACCACAAAGGTGCAGCAGGCGGTGGAAAAGTACGCGGACGGCAGCGAGCATATCAAGAAAACCGTCACAGAGACCGGCCAGCGCATCGGCGAGAACGGCGCGGAGACCTACGAGAAGATCATCACCTACATCGACGGCATTCAAGACAAGGTGACGGAAACCTCCAACGAGATCGACAAGAGCGTAAAGGGTACCCAGAGCCGCATTGACCAGCAGCTGAGCGAGGCTTCCGGCCAGCTGGATAAGGGCATTTTCGGGCTGGTAAAAAGCGCCTTTAGTGATGCCAAAAACGGCGACTGGGGCGGTCTAGCTCTGGATTTTGTCAATCTGATCTGGGGCGAGGTATCGCAGGATCAGCGTGACGTGATCTCTAAGTGGCTTGCGGACGCGCTGACCGCGGTCAATGAGGGCTACTTCAGCGGTGCATCGGCAAGGCGCTGGGGTCTATCCAGAGCATTTTCACAAACGGCATTACTGCCGGAGTGGATGGCGCCACTACGTCTGTAAAGGCGTTCTCTGAGATCGTGCAGGGCCTTGCAGGCTCCGGCGGCGTGGGCGGCACTCTGGGCAGCATCGTGCAGGGTTTTTCCGGCATGGCGGGGAGCATCACCTCTTCGCTGGGCAGTATCGTGTCCTTTATCATGTCGAACCCCGTCCTTGCTTTGATCCTGGGCGTGGGCGCAGTCGCTGGCGGCATCGGCATTGCCGCGTGGATGAACAAGAACAAGAAGGAAGACACCGCCGTCAGCCACTATCAGAGCCCCTTTGACAAGACCGGCGTGTATGACAGTCTTGGCACCTTCTCCACCCGTGCGGCCCTGCAGTACCGCGTTACCGGCCAGCAGTCCATCGTTGACCGGCAGACCAGCATTCTGGAACGCATCGAGGGGATGCTGGACGAGCATCTGCCCGACATCGGCAAGGGTCAGGTGGTCATGGATTCCGGCGAGCTGGTGGGCGTGCTGTCGCCCCGCATGGCGACCAACGTCGATGCACGCATCGGCGTGACGGTGACACGGAAAGCGAGGGGTGTGTAAAACTGCCGGAAGGCGCAAAATAAGAGCCTGACATGAATTTGTAAACACAATCACGCGCGCGTATCGTGTCCATAAATTCCCGCCCGGCGGGTACATAAGGCCGCTGTCACTCTGTGTGGCAGCGGCTTTTTCTGTGCCGGGGTCGTGAAACACGAGGGGGGTCTGCCGGGATGGGGTGTTACCCCATTGGGCAGCACACTCTCCCCCACGAGTGGGGGAAGATATGCTCGATTTTTAACGCATCTTTCGGTGCTGCTGATTATTCGCCACAAGTGGCGAAAACATGCACACATCTGTGCATGTTCCCCAGCTTGTTGGGGAAAGTCTTTCGCAGTGAGTTGCGAAAGCCGTTGCATCTTCCTGCAACGTGGTACACTTTTGTACCATTCGACCACTTATGGTCGAAAAAACATTGCCAGAAGTGGCTACGTCGCAGCATGTTGCGATGGCCGCGGTCAGACCGTTCCCATCTCTTAAAGGGTGTCGCGTTTCGTGACCCCCTTTGACGGCTGAATTTTAAGCGCTCCTACCTAGTGGCTGAAAAATCAGCCACTAAACAATACCTTTTGGCAGCTGAATTTTCAGCCGCCGGTTACACCCTACTACTTCCCGGCGGTGCATGACGAAACATTATACTCCTCAAGGTCGGCAAATCGCCGGGGTCTGGGCTTCACCCAGACCAAGAACGGGCTTGAGTACATCCGCTGGGAACGAGTCACCAAGTATCTGGCAGAGTTTGGCATCCCCACAAGTGGGGACGGTTCTCTGCCTAGCTACATCCCCGAGAACGTCTTCTACCGCCTGGGGAAGATAGTGCATTGCCCCCACTCCGTGAAACGCAGAGTGGGGGTACCGCGTGAAACACGATATACCACCTGCCGACAGAAGATCATCCGCAAGGGGTCGGCGTTTCATCGTATCCCTGTGCAGGTGATTTCCCGTCAGTGGGTAGATCAACCGCCAGAACCAGCAGGACGGGGTGGCGTGACAGGAGGGAAGGACATGGACGATCTGAAATCACTGATTCCAGTTAGCTACGATAACCCGGAGCGCCCCACGGTGAGCGGCCGGGAGCTGCACGACTTCTTGGAAGTTGACAGCAACTACACGACATGGTTCAAGCGCATGTGCGAGTACGGATTCACGGCACATGTGGACTATGAATCTTGCTTTCCAAATTTGGAAAGCGAAAATCAGCACGGTGGTCAGAACAAGGTTGACCACCAGCTCACCATCCCAATGGCCAAAGAGCTGTGCATGATCCAGCGCAACGAGCGTGGCAAGCAGGCACGGCAGTATTTCTTGGCCGTGGAGGCGCAATGGAACAGCCCGGAGGGGCGTCGCGTTTCACGACACCCCTAAGCGGTGCGTTCTGTTTTAGAACGTACCCCCCTTTTAGCTATGGAAAATTCCGTAACTAAGTATCACAGTCTAGGGGGTGTTCTGTTTTGGAACCCTTTCATCTAGCGGCCGAAAATTCGGCTACTAAAGATCACAGTGCAGTTTTGCGCGCTGGTTCACAAGCCGATGCATATCCGCCGGGGTGTCCCCAATTTTGGGGAGACCCAGAGCATCACGGTGACGCCGCCGGGATGTTTTTCACTCGCGTACATCTTCGTGACCTTACGAAAATGCTGACGTCAACAAAATCACAGATAGCGCAAAGCCCCCAGACCGTGACAGCACACGTCTGAGGGCTTGTTTTTGCCTTGCGCGCCCAGAACGGCAGAAATGCCCTTGTAAGCGCGTCTTGCTTTATTCGATACTCTTGCCGTCTGATCTGCCGGAAACACTCTGCGCGGCCTCTTTGGGGCTTTCTACACTTTCTGGCCCGGCGTTGTAGACATCCAATGCTTTCAAGGCCTCTTCTCTGTCTGCATAGTAGCCGAGTATATCTCCGGCAATGTTCTTTGCGACATACGGCTTTGCACGCTTTCCCTGCAACTTGTAGACCGTCCCTGTGCCCTTCTGGCGGCGTTTTCGTGGGGGCTTTGGTCTTGCCTGCTGCTGTTTCCCGCACCACGGGCAGAACAAGGCCTCTTCCGGGATGGCTTTTCTGCAACAGGCGCGAACACAGGCTTTTACCCGGCCAGACAGCTTGACAGGGATAGGCACGGCAGGAGCCTGTTTTACAGGAAGCCTCATGCGGCACCATGCGCAGAAAACAGAATCCGTGTCGGCAGGGGTTTCCCGGCGGCATCTGGGGCACGTTGTACGCTCTCCATCCCATACCAGCGGTGCATCCGGGTCTATGTTCTGGTTGGGTTGTTTCTTTCCGCATGACGGGCAAAACTTTGCGCCTTCCGGGATCTCTAGCCGACAGCAGGAGCGTACACACTTCATGTAAAAACATCCTTTCCGGCAGCATAAGCTTCTTTCAGAGCGGAAAACTTACGCCGTTATAAAAGCAAAAGGCTGACCGCATTACTGCGACCAGCCCTCTGCAAATACTAATTGCGCTCACGCGCTGCCGCCGAAGCGGCAAAGTTATACATCAGTATTCTATCACAGTTTATTCTAAAAGTCAATCAAATATTCTCTTGCTGTAAAAAAATTTTTAGGACGCCTTTGGAGATGTACAATTCCACAACAGCTTTTTCAATTTGCTCCATGTCACGCTCTGAAACCTTGACACCGTTCAGCACGGAGTGTGGCGTGGTGGGCTCCTTGATTCGCATTTTACTGATTGTTGTAATCTGGCTGATATTGGCAATACTGCCTTCTTTCAGCTTTTTCATTTTGTTGATACTGGCTTGAGCGCTGTCGAGCTTATTTTTGGCTGTTGCTACGCGTTTCATGACTTCCACCGTTCGTGCGGCTTCGTCCATCTGAATCAAACTTTCATCAGTAGCGATTGAATTTATCAACTCTCTTGCCTCTCTGGTTTGATTGTTGGTCTTTTCCTCCAACGCTGAAAAAATTCCATCCTCTAAGATGATTTTATTCCGGCTGGTTTTATGATGTGCCTTTAAGGAACCGAGCGGAACCACAGTCACAGTGTCGCCCTTCAGTCCGTTTTCTTTGTCCAAAACCACAGCATAGTGCAGGCCGCCCAACTCCGAACCTACCCGGAACCCAAAATCTACGTTCACGATCTGACGGCGGGCAAGGCGTGGAATGGATGCGGGGTTGAAGTCGTTTTCTCTCCGAATCATGCTGGTGTATGTTTTGACCCAGTAAGAAAGCAGCTGTGCACGTTTTTTATCTACATCATTTGAAGAACCCATCCACGAACTAAGCAGGTTATCTAATTCATGAATGGCTTCTGCAACATGACGTTTTAGTTCTTCTGTTTCCATTCTTCTGGACATTTTTACATTTCCTTCCCTGTGTTACAAACCCAGTAGCTGGACTTTCTTGGCGTTGTACTCTGCTTCCGTAATAGCGCCCATATCCAGTAGCTGCTTAAACTTCAAAAGCTCATCAGCGGCGCTGGGGGCAGCCGGAGCGGCAGCCTGCGGCTTCTCCTGGCTGACTTTGCAGCTCTTGAGAAACATAGTCATTCCGCCTGGATAAACCGTTGTCGGCAGGCTGCTTTCGCCCAGTGGAAGCGCAAAGTGGATAGACACGCTCTCTTTACTGCGACCCTTGCGGGTCTCTGTTTTGGCGGTGGCAGCGCCCACGATCGCACCCACAGGCCCGGCAACGGCTGCGCCGATCACGGCACGGCCAATACCTCCTTTGGTCTCTGTCACCGTCAAATCGTCAGGCACATCAGATTCATAACCGGCGACTTCATCAAAGCTGTAGATCATGCAAGGGCCTTTATCACCGCTGCGGTGCCCAAAGCAAAACAGCCGGTTAGTTTTGTCGATGGACACAAAGAGCGCGTCACCATCATAGATGGAATCGGTTTCTTTGAACACCTTCCGACGCTGTTCCAGTGTAGCCCAGTAGTCCGCAAGGGCGGCTGTTGACTGCTTTGCTGCCCGGAAACCCAGCTTAGAATAGAAAAAGTTGCTGCAGCTGGCGCAGATCAGGCTGTCAGCGCTTTTCTCACGGTTCAGCAGGCCCAGCTTGCCGCCGCAGACAGGACAGGTATTTGCCATGATTACACCTCACTCTTTTCTACTTCCCCGGCGGTGTCCTCTGTGGGCACGTCTGCCGCTTCCGGGCAATGGGGCAATACGAGATCAAGACAAAACCGCTGGACACTCTTCCCGGCATCGGCAGCAGCCTTGCGAATGCGTGCGCCGTCCTCTTTAGAGGGCCGCAGCATGATATTATCCTGACGGCGGTTATAAGCCGCGTTGGCGCGCTTTTGAGCTTCACTTGTTGGCATAATCTCACCTCTTTATGATGATTATATCATATTCTAGCATATACGTCAACATATACAATGTATCAAAAATTATACGTTAATGTTTGTAAAGAATGTCAATGGACAAAATATGTATTAACGTATATAATAAAGACACAGCAAGGGAAGCACGACCGGAAGGCAAGGGGCGAAGTAAGAACCGGGAGCGCTGTAAGCCGTGAACGCATGCTAAGTCAGTAACCCACTTCCCGATCAGCTGTATAAAAGAAAATGGCGCGGTGCCCATCTCCAAACAGTCACCACGCCAAACCCACAACAGGGTCAAGCCCATTATAACAAGGCTGACCCGCAAAGTAAAGCGAGGACAGTATGAAAAAGTACAATCTCTCCGAGATCATGCACAAGGCATGGAAGCTGTACCGCAAGGGCGTGAGCAGCTTTGCCGAAGCCCTGCACCGGGCATGGAACAGCGCAAAGGCCGCCCCGGTCAACGCCAAGCGCATCGAGGAAGCTCAGCAGGCCGCCGGGATCACCGAGCCTGTGAACACTTGGGCGGGCTGGAAAGCCGCCGGGTACATGGTGGAGCATGGCGCAAAGGCTCTGTTTCAGGCGGTGCTGATCCACAGCAGCAAGGGAGACGGCCAGACCTACCGGGCATCGTTCTTCGGTGCATCGCAGGTGAAGCCGCTGGAAGCCCAGTAACACGATCAGGAAGGCCCGGCGGGGGTATGTGAAGCCTGCCGGGGAAAAAGGTGAAAGTGGATGGCAAGGAGCAGTGCAAAGCCTCTACCGCGCTGGATGAGCGCAAAAAGGGACTGCAGAGAGGCCCGGTTTGTTCAGATCGGCAATTCCCTGCTGTTTCATGAAAAGTTCCGCAGTCTGAGCGCAGGCGCTTTCAAGCTCTACATCTGCTGTGCAATGGAAGCCGCCGGGAGCATCAACTTTCAGATTCCAGCATCAAAGGCGGAACAGTACGGGATACCAAGAAAGTCATTGCAGCGATACATGAAGGAACTGGAAGAAGCGGGCTTTATCCAGAAGGAACGCAGCGGCAAAACAACCCGGACAGCGAACGACTACTCTTTTTCCTTCCGCTGGTTTGATGATGGATGATTCTTTATCATTGACCACACCAACAAAAGAACGGGAGCAAAGGGAAGACAACACCGGGCAAGGCATTCAGCGAATTCTATTCAGTAGGCCCATAGGCCCCGTCCTCGTTTTCTTCCCCTTGACCCCTGCTTTCCCCGGCTCTAAAGCCGCACACTTTTTTCGGGTATAGATGGCTATATATAGTATATGTGGGCCAGATTGACCCAGTGCGTGAAAAGCAAAAATGACGTAGAATCGTATTCACACTGGGCCGAAATGACCCAGTAGAGCGCAAATCAAGTGGGTTGCACTGCGTCAGATTGACCCACGTAAAGCCTTTGCACTGGGTCAAATTGACCTAGCCAAAATTTCATAACCCCGGTAGGTGTCACCAAAACAGTGACCCCTTACCGCCGGGAACCGACATAAGGAGGAAGTCACGATGAATGATATTCGAGCAATGATCCGGGAGCGCGGCCTGAAGCAGGAGAACGTGGCAAGAGCGCTGCAGATATCCACCAACACGCTGAATAAGAAGCTGAACGGGGAAACCGAGTTCCGGCTTTGCGAGGCCAAGACACTGGCAGCTCTGCTTGACATCAGCGTGGACGCCCTGTTCTTTGGCGATCTGGGCGACCAGAAGGAGAACATGATCGACGCAATCAACACCCGTCTGCAGAAGGCAGCACCGGACAAGGTGCAGTTGGTGTGGATCTTCGCAAGCGGTATTATCAGAGCCTGAAGGGGGGACAAGATAATGATCCTGACTGCAAAGCAAGTGGAAGCGTTGGACGTGGGAACCACGATGGGGCGTCTGGCCGACCTGAAGAACCTGCTGTTTATCATGGACAGCTGGATGAACAGCCGCGGCAAGGCGGATGAACTCAATCGGGAAGCCGATTGCAGTAAGTACGATTTGGAAGCCCTCTGGCATGAACTGCCCATGTATTACACACTTCTGTGGAGCATCATTGAATCTCTCGACAAGGCCGCTGACGAGCTGCAGAGCACGATGAAAGCACTGGACGAGCTGGAAATTGTAAAGGGCTGCTGA